AAATTTTCACCCCTAGACAGGCCGTTTCCCGATATAAAATTATAAATGCGGCACAATTCAATACGAGTAAATCGCCTTTAAAACAAATTAATTTCGAATTAAAACAACGATATTTGCAATAATTGAAATTTAAATCTTGACAGCAATTAAACGAGGCTCAATAATGTGAACACTTACTAGAAACAAAAGGATTTACAGATGGAACAGAAAACAGAAAATCGCGGCGTGAAGAAAGGCACAAAGCGCGGCGCGTACACTACGAAGAAAGACGTATTCCGCACCCCGAAACTCGGCACGACCGAATGGGAACTGTGGCGATTGGAAGTCGGTCAGACCTATACGGTGACGCGCTATCTGCACGTTGACGAAGCAACCGAAGAAAAGCTGCGTAAACTGAAAAGCTCTATGCGCTCTCAAGTTGCGAACTATTTCAAACAATTACGCAGCGATATTTACAAGCGCGACTTTACCGTGGCCGTGTATGAGATTTTCGACGAGAACCGCAAAGCGTTTGTCGTATTCTGTGTAACGACAGCCGTGGAATGGAAAGGTGCACAATGACTACGGGTAGACAATTAGTGCATGCGATTCTTGTTAACAGCAGACTGACTGCACGGCTGCTTCGGGAATCAGCTAACATTCGAGCGATTGGTAATGGGATGTACAACAGATTCATTGAAATGGCTCAGAATGGTGCTGGTGTCGATGAGATTTTGATGAAGTTGCCTATCGACATTATTCACGAACCGCGCGAGTTTGCTGAAAAGATTTGCAGGGAGGCTGAATATTTGAAAAGCATTCCTGATTACGGCGACGAATCTCTAGGCAAACCGCAAAATAAATCGGACGAAACGCCGCCTAATGGGTACGCTAAAACGGCAGGCAAACCGCAAAATAAATTGGGTGATTCTATACACCCAGACAACACTTATTTACTCAACAATATCTTTGCGGAAAGCTTATATATGTCACCTGCTCAAAAGGAAGCACGACTTCAAGAAAGAGCGGAATATTTCAAAAAACGAACCTTTGAAGTGATGCAGGATATTCATCTCAAGGATGGTTTATACTTTTGCTATGACAAAACAATCATCGCCGCGCTCCATACTCCTCACGGAATATTCCTCGGCACAAACGGTATCAAGAAGCAGCCGTCGCAGCACAAGTGTCCTCGAAAGGGCGATGGTATCAATCAAGGCTACGACAAGTGCGTCAAGCAGTGCCAGCAACCAGCCCATGCTGAACTAGCAGCGTTGCAGAAGTACAAAGCACTCGTTGCCGAGCCAGATTTTGAAAACAGTCAGATGGTGGTATATGGGGCAAAAGAAGTATGCTACCACTGCAAAACCACGTTGGAGTTAGTAGGAATTCAACGTATTATCCTCAAACCCCTTAATCAATTAGGAGAAATCCATGACTATCAATAAACAAGACTATGAACTGCTGAAACCTTTGTTGGACGACCCAAACAAACGCATCATCGTTGATGTGACAATTTTGCCAGAGGAATTCAACCGCATGGCACGCCTGCTCAACGACCGCTTAATTAAAATCACCCAAGACTTCGGCAATTCGAGCCATTACGGTTTGACTGAACGAGGTGAGGAAGAAGTTCGCAACTTTGAGGCAAACGCCGTAGACGAAATGATTGACGAAGCCGATGTGAACAAATACCCAGCGTTGTTTGAGAACAAAAGCACGGGTTGCGTCATACTGGCAATCAATCCAACATGCGGCACGATTGTCAAAGAAGCCACTGTTGAATTCCCACTGGCACAATATCCGCTGTACGTCGGCACATTCCAAACCTGTTTCCAACCGTTCTTCGATGAAACCGTTTGGAAGCGCGTGGGTTCTGTAACCATCAATCTCTAAGGAGCAGGTCATGAAAGCATTTATCCCCTATCAACTCACAGGCGACGTTGAATTTGGCGGCCTGAAGGCAAATCCCAAACCGATTAAGCCTGAAGGCTTGGCCGCAACCGTAACTTACATTGCGCCACATTCATGCCTGTATCAGGACGAGATTGACGACGGCGTGGTCGTATTCGGTGAAGGCGATACGAAGGTAGAACTTCACGTCGTCATTCGTGAGCGTGTTATTCCAGCATCTTCCGTCCGTGATTATGTTGCCGAGAAGGAAAAGGAATACTGTAAAGATACCGATGCCGAACGCGCCCCACGCAAACTGCGTCAGGAGTGGAAGGAAGAATATCTCATGAAGAAACTTCCGACCGCGCCAATTAAGACAACCGTTGTGCCTGTTTTGTTCCTGATTGACGAAGGTTATATGCTCATCGGCACATCGTCACAAAAGATTGCAGACCGTGTGGTTGGTTACTTGTTGCTCATCTTGCGCGATTTCTCGGTTCGTCCGTTTAACACGGAAAATTTCGACTCATGGTTGTGGGAACAATTTACCGACGCTATCGACGGCAATGTCTTCGGCATGGTTGAATACGAAGACACTGTTACGGGTAAGCGCGTGCGATACAGCGAAGACTACGAACTCCAAGAAGCCCGTATTGCTGTTATGAAGAACCCTAATGTGCAAATCAAAGCGGCTCGTTTCGACTTGGTAGGTAGTTGCTCATGCGTTATCAACAATAAGGCCGTCGTGTCTCAAATTAAGCGCGATACCATTTCGGATGAACCAGCAAACAAAACCATCGAAGACAAACGCAGCAAATGGCATATCGATGCCGCCATGTGTGTTGATATTCTGAAGCTGCTCACAAAAGCGAAAGGTTAATGTCATGTCAATACAGTTACCTTACGAAGCTGGTGTTGCGTATCCAATCACAACATCGGCCATTGCGGAGATTGCCCAGCAACTCCAAGACAAACGTTTAGGCAAAGGTGAAAGCGTTTTCCTTCCAGAATTTCCACTGGAACACACTAGCGCGTTGAATTCAGCACTTATCACTGGCATGAATGTTGCGTTCTATACCAATGCCGACAGCGTGTACGGCGGTAAAGGGGTTCGTATTTACTCGTTACACGATATTAAGAACTCCATCAAGGAAGAAGCGCGTCTTACTGGTGATGGCGCAGCTTCCAAAAGCAATTCCGACGCATGGAAACGACGTATTGAAAAATGGTTCGGTTTCGAATTGGAAGATGCTGCGTTTTTCTGGGATAGCAAAGCGCAGAAGGTGTTTGTTGTCACCAAGGAAGATGACCCGAACTTCGAACCAGCAGGGCATCAATACCAACTGGGCTTAGTTACCGCTTTTGCATATATGAGTTCGGCTGGTGAGCATTATCGTGGTGGCGCAGCCGAACCGCCGAAGCCTACCCATTTCACCCACTACGAAATGCCGCAAATTAACGTATGGCAAGGCGTGAAACAGGTTATCTGGATGTACGACGAAACGGATAACGTTGTGACTGAGCATGACGATTATCCGAGCGCGATGGAGTACACAACCAGCTTCGACGTTGAGCATCAATTCGAACAAGCCCCACTGATTGCGTGGTTAGCGTATAATGCGGCCAAGAGCTTCGTGAATGACGATACACTGCTCTCAGGTGAAGAACCCGTGGTCGTCGTTCAGGAAGAGATTGTTTCAACCGATGAACTGGAGGACTTGTAATGTCTACTGAGCAAAAAGACGATACGTTCGATATGGATAACCTCGACGCACTGGATGCCGTCGAAGGCGTGGTTGTTGAGGGTGGTTTTGACCCCGACAAAGACGAGGATGATGGTTGCGCTGGTGGTGCTTGCAAAATCTAAATCCTGAATCAGCCGCTCGGTTTTAAAAGACTGAGCGGTTTAATACAAACATTTAACATAAGGAAAATATCATGATTATCGGTTTAGTTGGTAAGGCAGGCGTAGGTAAAGACACTGCTGCTCAAATTTTAAGCAAACTCAAAAATATGCCAATCGCGTCGTTTGCACGACCTCTCCATGAGGCTGCCAAATTTGTATTCGGCGACGATTGCTTGGAGCGCGACAAGAAAGAAACTCAGATGCCGTTTGGACGCGAAGGTTTTGATAAACTGCATGACGGTTGGTTGATTCCGTTCTTGAAAACCGAAGAAGTTCAGTTCGTCATCAAAGAAAATGACCAGATTTTCTACAACCAAATTTGGCCAGTTTTCAATGACCCTATTACTGGCAAATTTTATGAACAGTTATCACCGCGAAAATTCATGCAGTTGCTCGGCACTGAATATTTCCGATTCTGCATGGATAAATTCTTTGTTCGTCTTATGCAGAATTCATACAAAGACGTTATTATCCCCGACGTTCGTTTTGAGAATGAGGCTGCTATCTGCGACCTGCTGATTGGTATTTACCGTGATGTTCCTTCCGTCAATAATCATAGCAGTGAACGGTTTGCTAATTTTCTTATTGAAGATGAACTCGATGAACATTTTGGAAAAGTTCGAAGCAATGGCGGCGAGTGGAAGGGCTATATGATTGTCTACAACACACAGGATATTTCAGACTTGGAAAAGAAACTGCGAAAACACGTTGACTTCGGCAATATTTAATACTCTGATAAATGAAGCACTTAGCTCTATTTTACGGTTAAGTGCTTTTTAATTGCTTGACAATACTTAAAGCGGTGGGTATGATTCACTCATCAACCAACAACAAACAAAGGAAACAGCGATGGCTTATAACAACGAAGCAAAACGGTTGTTCGAGCAACACAACCTCAAACTTCCGAAACTCATTAAACACTATCGGCGCAATCTTGACGACGACACACTCGTTCGTATGCTCGATGATATGCCTAAAAGTGACGACAAAGAACAGTTGATTCGAGTCTTGGATTGTGACGATTGTGTCTCGGTCAAGGAAGACAAACATGGTAACTCTCGCTACATAATTCCAATGAAATATTTCATGAAAGGTGGTGCAACCAACGAAAAATTTGTGCGCAGTCTGACCGAAGGCGTATTTAAGAAATACAATGGTTGGAGCGGTGAGTATCTCGTAGCAACAGCATCATCCCGTTACGAACTCTTGGCAAAAGTAATTATGGTATTGGGACGTGATTAAAATGGATGAATATCAAATTATAGACCTTGTGAACAACGCTGTATTTTTGACGGAAGATATTCACGATAAGATAAACGAACTGTCAAGCAAATATAACTTCGTAAACTGTGCTGAAGTCGGTATCAATGTTGAAACGGACAGCGACGAAGTAATTAAATTGATGGTTAGTGGTTATTACCTACCCGATTACGTCGTTGGTTTCGCTGAAATCGACGATAAATTCTCAAAACTCATCATTCGAAAGGTGTAGTAAATGAAAGTAAATGCTCTCTATGCTATCAAAAACGTGGTAGTTTTCTTGATTCTCTTCTACGTCGATGCCCAGTTGCTCGACAAACTGTTCAGCGCAAAAGGCGTAAGCGATATTCTCGTATTCCTCGTATCGCTCTTCTTTATGCTGGCAGCATTAATTGTACATTCCCACTTCTTGTACAAAACCGTAACTCCTAAAGAAAAGGAAGCCAAAAATGATTGAATGCCAAGTAATTGCCGACAGCATCATGGGTGGTACTCGTATTACCTCGGTGCAAGTCAAATACCCTCGATTTATCCTGCCCCAACTGAACACCCATCGTGTATTCAGCCGCAGCACCGCATCAAGCCGTGCCGTGCCGACCGCCAAACTGATTGAGATGGTTCACAACGAACCTGTCGTCCCCGTACACTGGGGTCAAAACCAAGCAGGCATGGTTGCCGAGCAGCAGTTAGATAAAGGCCGTGCCGCTGCTGCTGAGAGTGTCTGGAAGGAAGCAGCTCATTTTGCTGCCAATACTGCTCAACTGCTCGCCGACATCGGCGTGCATAAGCAGGTCGTTAACCGCATCCTTGAGCCGTTTATGTGGGCGGAAACCATCATCACCGCGACCGAGTGGGATAATTTCTTCAGACTGCGCATTGCCGATGACGCACAGCCTGAAATTCAGACACTGGCAAAAGCGATTAAGAAGGCAATGGATGAATCTATTCCCGTCGAACGCGCGTGGCATCTCCCCTATTTGCGTGAGGATGAACTCGACGACAACGGTTTCCGTACATACGAGCAGAAGGCCAAAATCTCAGCCGCGCGTTGCGCCCGTGTATCCTACCTGAATCACAACAAACAAACGCCGTCCGTCGAAGAAGACCTGAAACTGGCCGAGCGACTGATTGAGGCTGGTCACATGTCACCGTTCGACCATCAGGCTATGTTCAACAACGTAGAGATGCGCCGCAACGAAAACCGCAACTTCCAAGATTGGAAGCCGTATCGCGCAATCGTGGAAAGCAAAGGGGTGTAATAATGAGCCGAAGTTTGAAATTACTGGCCTGTATGCTGTGCGTTACGTTTGCAACAACTGCGTGTCATCCGAATGTTCAGACGCATGATGGCAATACACCTGAACAAAAAGCTGACCAAAAGGTTACGGTTGTCTCATCGGGTGGTCTTCCGAATACGGCATATCGGTTGATAGAGTATAAAGTGCAGTATGATACGAATCGCGTTGTACACTGCCTCGGTTTGAAGTCGAATTATGAACGTGTCACACAAACCGCTTTAACCTGCGATTGGGAACGGAGTACCTATGAAGGAAAGCACTAAAGAATGCGGTTGCGCACGCCGTCAATTCAGCGATGAACTGTTCGGGGTCATTAACGACACCAGCAAACGCCAAATGGAATTGGAAGAGTATTTACTGCTCACATTCATCGAAGGCGGCGTTGTTGACCTTGCATGTCTCAGCTTCGGCGAACGCGTGAAACTCGACAACCTCGGTGAAGAAGGTGTTATTTTTGCACCAGTAACAGGTCAGTTCCGTATGCAGCGTGCCTACTTTAAAGAGTTGTGCGCTCGCTACGTTAAGACTAAAATCGGCATGGCTTTAGTCGACAGATTTTTAAAACAACCCCTCACGGGTTTATATGGAGAAGACAATGAACGTCAAGATTAAGAAGATTCACCCAGACGCGAAAGTACCTGTATACGGCAGCAAGGGTGCTGCGTGTTTCGACCTGTATGCAGCACGCATTATCGACACTGCTGACGATATTGAACGCACTGTTACATACGGTACAGGTTTACAATTCGAAGTGCCTGAAGGCCATGCAATGATGATTTACAGCCGCAGCGGTCATGGTTTCAAAAATGGCATTACGCTGGTAAACAGCACTGGTGTAATCGACACTGATTATCGCGGTGAAGTATGCGTTAAACTACGCAAGACAAACGTTAGCATCCACGGCATGCCAGACGTAGGCGAACGCATTGCTCAGGCAATGATTATCCCTGTTGAACAGGTTGCCTTCGAAGAAGTCGACGAACTGTCAAGCACCGAACGCGGTGAAGGCGGTTTCGGTAGCACGGGGGTTAAATAATGACTTGTACTCAAGCGAAAACCCTGACCTATGGCCAGTATCACGCCATTGTTGACGATAATGCCGTAACACTGCGCATCGGCTCAAATCCGAAAGACAGTCAGACTGTATTGGTTGTGCCGAACACTCATATTGACCAAGTGCGCTTGTTGCTTACCGACGCGGTTAAACTCAAAAACCATCTGATTGGTATCGACAAAATCCGCAAATGTGCCAACGTATCGGATAAGGTGAAGGACTTGACCGACGACGCGCTGGTGGTGCTGATTACAGAAGCTCTTGTAGACTTGAATACCGCCGCTGAGAAACACGGTATCCCTAAAGAAGACCTCGCCTGCATGTTGCAGGTATACGCATCGCAGAACCAAGCCTAGTGCTTACCCGACCCATAGTGTAAACTATGGGTTGTTTTTTTTTATCACAACTGGAGTAAGGCATGTCTTGTGAAATTGGATATGTGAAAGTTGACCTGCTCAAAGCACTCGGTATGAGTGATAGTCAGGCGATTAAGACGGCCATCGAATGCGCCGCAGCAACAAAGTCCTTTATCGAGTTCGGTGAAGGCATATACACTCTTGACGAGCAGATTCGCATGGACGAACGCCATGCTGGTATCCGTGGTATCAAGGGCGCTGGTATGGGTAAAACCAATATCGTCTTCAACTGGGAACAACCAGAAAACTGGGACGCAAACTCAAACCGAACAGATGCACGCCGATGGTGTGGTCTTATCGTTGACAGCCTCCCAGACGTAACGCTGGAAGACTTCACCATTGAGTATAAAGGCACATTCTATTGGAAGGGTGAAACCTATCGCGGTTCTGTCATGAATATCATGATGGTTGATACTACCAATGGTTTGGTGCAGCGCGTCGAGTCCAAAGGTTCTAACCGCATCGGTATCTTCTTTACCTCTCACAATGGTGAAGTTATCGCTCTGGGTGAAGAGTTTAAGAAAGGCCGCATTACGCTTGAGCAATTGCGTGAATCAACCATTAAGGCAAGCGGCAACCGCGCAATCGAATGCCACTCACATCACAACCGTGTGGCTGGTATCGCCTACGCTTGGCAAAAAGACTTCCAAGCATTCAACAACTATTGCCATCACAACGGCCATGAGGCCAACGGCGGCACTGGTTACGGCATTACCGCTCTGTCAGGTTCGCTCAACTTCGGCCTGAACAGCATGATTAAGGGTAACAAACTCGAACGCAACTATCGCAAGGGTTTGGATTCCCACGATGCCTTGGACTTCATCGCCGAAGAGAACAACATTCTTGATAACCGCCTGCATGGTTTTGCATATGAGAACCGCCAGTATCCAGTGGCCTATATCCGCCTCGTGAATAACACCATTCACTTTGACGGCACGTTTGTGCTTGAGCGTGACGAGAACGTCGCTGACGGCGCACAATTAGACCTGAATATGGACTACTATCGTGAAAGCGGTATCCGTATCGAGATTAAGCAGCAGCCATGGCAACAATGGGTTACGCAGGTTAACCCTGAAATCATCATCGAAGACAACACCATTGAAGGCATGAATAAAATCGATACTATTCAGCGCGGCTCTTACTGGTGCATTGAATATCGCAACAACGACCAAGAAGCCAAGCCAGTGACGAAAATTCGCCGAAACCGAATCACTGGTAATGGCCGACTGACTTCCTTCCTGTCTGCATTTGCCAAAGCACCAGCGGTCAAATACGGCATGGGTGACTTCACATTCTCCGACAACATCTTGGAATGTGAATACTGTGATGGCGTGCCTTTCTACGTTGAAGAGAACAGCAATGCTGCGAATGACCATTCCGTTATCATCGAAAACAACATTGCAAAAGTTACTTCGAAAAACACCGTAACCAAAGCCACGTCGTTGAAAGCTGCTGATAAATTGTTCTTCCGTAATAACCAGTTGCACTTGCCTGCTGATTTCGGTCGACCGACCGCACGCTTCTACGTCGGCAATACGGCTGCGCAAATCAGCTATACCGATAATGACATCTATACACAGTCGTTAATCAACCAAGTTCGTGCCAATTGGCTTGACAACAGCGTGTCGGCGAATACGGTTATCCAGCGAAACAGGGTTCTTACAATAAATTATTTGTAATTTAATACTCTGACAAATGAAGCACTTAGCTATATTTTACGGCTAAGTGCTTTTTAATTGCTTGACAA